AAATCCTTCTGCAAAAGAAGAAACATACTCAACATTGCGATCCTATTCTGTAGATGAAAGTTTTGCTTATTATAATCTTATGAAAAAAATAGATGAAAAAATAGAGAACTACATTAAAGCTCATTATTCTAAAGAAGTTGAATCATTTACTGGCCAATCTATTGTGAGGTATGTTGAGAATCAGTTTATAGATAGACATAAAGACTGGGAACCCAAAGATGAATGGGTTATTTTAAATAAGAAAAAAACAGTTCATTTAAGTTCTGTTTTTTATTTTAATGACGATTATTTTGGTGGAGATTTAGTTTTTTATAACGATAATAAAGAAAAGTATTTTTTTATAAAACCTAAAAAAAATTGTGTTATACTATTCGACGCACTTCAATCTCACTCTACAATACCTATTGTTTCTGGAGTAAAGTATTCCTACACTAACTTTTATACACTAGAGGATTAGGCTCCTATATGCAGAACTTAGATTTAAGCTATAAAGAAATTTATCCTAAAATTTTTGTATATAATAAATTATTACCTGATGCAAAGCATCTTCATGAAACTATGAAACTATCTGAAGAAAAATCTCTAGGTAAATACTTCTATAGTGAATGGACCGACTGGTTTATTTTTGGCAAATATTGTCATTCAAAGAGTCAACAAAGTATTATTGAAGGATTAAAAAAATCTGATCAATATGGTAGTGAATATGATTTTGATTTATTTGCAAAAGAATATAATTTACATCATAGATTAAATGAAGCAGTAACATCTGCTATCTCTAACTATGTTGCTATTAATGATATAGCTTTACCAGAAAATTCTTATATATCAGATCAAAATATAGGTAGATATAATCCAGGAGTAGATACTGGCGAAGGTAAGACAATGCAGTATCATACTGACTATGGTATTGGGGAATGGTATTGGCCTGGAGAAAAATTTTTACTTACCGCTACAACATATGTTAATGATGATTATGAGGGTGGAGAAATTATGTTCTCCATAGGTGACGATATAATTAGATATAAACCAGAAGCTGGAGACATATTAGTCTTTCCTTCTGGATCTCCCCTTTATCCGGGTAAAGAACCATATTTTCATGGAGTAGATGGAATACGAAAAAGTAGTAAATTTTTAGTTAGAATGTATTTAAAGTATGTAGCTAAAGGTGAAAAGAGATGGTATGATGGTGAAGAAAAATATGGTAAAGACGAGTGGTATAAAATAGCAAAAGAAAGAGCTGAAGGGCATAATACTATTGCTGTATTTGATGGTCAACTAAAACTCTGCTCTGCTCTTGTCACTCAACTTTATGGGATTGATCCCAGTACTTACGAAGCAAAAACAAATGTCTACTATGATGAAGACGAAAAATAAAAAGGAAAATGAAATGAGCAAAAGAGTATTATTAACAGGCGCTGGTGGCTTCGTAGGACATCACACGCTAGAGCATATATTCAAGACAACAGATTGGGATGTGGTTATCACTGACTCATTCCGTCATCGTGGAGTTACTGATAGAATTACTTCTATTACTTCATGGGAAGCTAACAAGCATCGTGCCAAACTTATCACACATGATCTTACTGTGCCGTTTTCTGATGTAATGATTAAAGAAATTGGATATGTAGATTATATTATTTCTATGGCTTCTGATTCACATGTTGATAGATCAATTACAGAACCAGCACCTTTTATAACTAACAACGTAGCTCTCATGGTTAACATGCTGGAGTTGGCACGCAAGATTAAGCCAGAAGTTTTCTTGCAGGTTTCTACAGATGAAGTCTATGGCCCTGCACCTGCTGGTTATGCTCACGCAGAGTGGGATACTATCTTGCCATCTAATCCTTACTCAGCTTCTAAAGCTGCACAGGAAGCAGTATGCATTTCCTACTGGCGTACATTTGATGTGCCTGTAGTAATTACTAACACGATGAATATTATTGGTGAACGCCAAGACGCTGAGAAGTTTGTCCCTAAAGTTATGTACTCTTTAGAAAAGAATATCCCCATGACTATTCATGGTACAGAGGGCAACATTGGCTCAAGATACTATCTCCATGCAAGAAATCAAGCAGATGCCTTGTTGTTTATATTGAAGAACTTGCCGGCAACACCATACCCAGATAATGATAGACCAGATAAATATCATATTGTTGGGGAAAGTGAAATAGATAATCTCACAATGGCTAAGATGATCGCTAAGTACTGGGGCAAAGAACTTCAGTACGAATTAGTTGACTTCCACTCAACAAGACCAGGACACGACCTTCGTTATGCTCTTGACGGGAAGAAGTTAGCTGATGCTGGATGGGTTGCTCCAATACCATTGGAAGCTTCTCTTGAAGCTACAATCGAATGGACTAAAGAACATCCTGAATGGCTATGGAGAGAAGAAGCCTAGCCACCTAGGTCTGAAGTGTCATTCCTATTAGCTATTCTGTTCGCTGTATAGCCACCAAGTCCAAGTGCCGATCCTACTGCTAGCATTTTAAGGTTCCTTGAACCCTTGATACCTTTAGTTACAGCTTCTGCCATAGCTTTTGATCCATCTGCTGAAAGCAGTTTTTGACTTGGTTTACGAGCTGCCTTAATATCTCCACCCATTCTACGAAGAGCTTCCCTTGCTGTTAAATCAACGTCTTGTTGTGCTGTTTTAGTTACTATTTTGGCAGTGGGTCCTGTAGGCGAATTCGCTGGGATGATTGGCACTCTAGGTGCTGTGGGTGGAGTTGGAGCTGTTGATGGAGTAATGGCAGCTCCGTGTGGACCAGGAGTAGTTCTAACTGTAGTTGGGGCACCTACCGTAGGACCTCTAGAAGTAGGTGGTCCAGTTGTTGGTGGAACAGTAGCTGGAGTTGGAACAGTAACTGGAGCTGAAACAACAGATGCAGTTGGAGCAGTTGACACTGTTGCAATTGGAGCTTTTGGAGGAGCGGATGGAGGTGGTGTGACTATAGGCTGCCCGGACGCTACCCTTGCTGATGTTGCTCCAGTATCATATTCACTTGCTAAAGGAGTTACCTTAGTAGCATTAGCAGTAGACACACTTGGGCCAGAAGAAGGCGGTGGAGTTCCCGGGGCTGAAACTTGTCCTCGCCCATTAATAGGAGGAAGAGGTCCTTTATAATTGTACTCATCTAAAGTTACAGGTATTGCAAATTGACCTGAAGATCCTGGTAATGGTTTAGCTGGAATGGTTACTGGTATCTTTCTAGTAGATCTTTCTTCAGCAATTTGTTCGATTGTTTTATACGGACTAACATAACCATCTTCTCCATGCAGTAGTCTTGACATCTCTGGCGATTCAGATGTAACTGCGTTAATTCTTCCAATTTGTTCTGGATTTATTTCTCCAGTAATTTTATATTTTCGATCTACCCCAACAATATTTGTTCTGCCACCGATGTTATCATCACTATACTGCGTAGCAAGATCAAATTTACCTGTTGCAACATCTTGCCCTAAGTAATCGGTAGTAAATCTTGCAGAAATACCTCGTGATATTGGTGTATTTACAACTCCAGTATCTCTCATTGTTAAGCCAGCTCTAAACGCCGGGTCATTTTGATCAACTAACCTATTGCCCAATCTACTTTCTAATCTGGAAGTTATTTCATCTCTAGCTTCCAAACTTTGAGGATAAGCAGAAAAATGTCTTCCATCTCCATAACTACCAGGAGATGTCTTAAAGGTTAATCCACTTTCTTGAAAAGTTTCAGCAGCAGTTAAAATATCACGAGGATCTATAAAACTGCTTCCAGTTTTACCAAAAGGAACATGATTTTTTTGATAAAAATTAAGAAAGCTACTAGGTTTAATTCCTAAGTCAGAAACTCTTTGATCAAATTGTGCTGCAACAGTTTTGTCAATTACAGACAAATCCATTCCTCTTCCAGCTTTAGCTAGGGCTTCTTCATGTGTTAAGTCGGCAACAAAGTCACCATGAATTTTCCATCCATGATTTTGATTTATTCCGTTAGGTCTGACAGATTCATATCTTGAGTCAAATACTCCTGACGGAGAGTCGAGCTGAAACATATTGTTAGAAAATTCGTGAGGACTAATAGCCTTTGGCAACTCATGCCCAAAAACTCTTCGAGAATAATCAGCTATGTCAGCTTTAGCTACCTGAGCATATTGTCCTTCTGGTAAACCGCTGACTGGACTTACATTTCCATTTATATTAGGTCTTATAAATTGAAAAACCTCAGTCCCATCGTCCCTAGTAAGGGCTGATATGCTAATTATTTGATCAGGGCTAGTTATGAGCTTGGGAAATTTTTTACTTTGTGAATCAAAAATAACTTCATGAATAGATTGAGCCATAATTTTAAAAATCCTTACTAAAGCTAATCTTGATAATAAGCGTTACTAGTTATATATAGTAACCTATGTATGGAGGTATGTTATGGCATCAAAGAAGCCAGCTAAGAAAAATATAACAAGTGTTAAAGAAGTT